ATTTACTACCGGTGCATTACCACTAGTAGGTGATGATTGTGAAAAGTTTCCCATATTAGTATCGGCCATATCTATAATATCTATAATATATATTAATTAAATATTATTAAATATATAACCGCTAAAAATGAAAAATACTAAATTAATTCTATATGAAAAATTGAATTATATATTATTAATTTGATTATGATTAAATTATATATTTTAATCATAATCAAATGTCTAATCTACAAATAATAACAACCAAACCTATCAATTTTATTATGGCAATATCGTCAGATAATGTCATTGGAATTAATAATCAAATACCCTGGAAAATTAAAGATGATTTAAAACATTTTAAATCTGTAACTACTACTAATGATCAAAATCAAAATATAATCTCAAATATGGTGATCATGGGATTAAAAACTTTTGAATCAATTGGATCAAAGGCTTTGTCAAATAGATTAAATATTGTTCTAACATCAAAATATGAATCAATGCCAAATCAACCAAATTTAATATTTTTATCGAATTTATCTAATGCCATATTTTATGCAGATATTTGTACAAATATTAAAACAATTTGGATTATTGGCGGTAAACAATTATTTGAATCCATTGATTATATTAAACCTGATAATGTCTATTTGACAAGAATTCATAAAAATTATTCAAATCTGGTAACTGCTTCTGTAATTACTTCTGAAACTGATACTACTTCTGAAACTGATACTACTTCTGAAACTGATACTACTTCTGAAACTGATACTACTTCTGAAATTATTTCTGAAACTAATCTAATTAAAATTAATAATTCATTTTTTAATTCATTAAGTAATAACTATGAAGTAAATACAACTAATAAAATTTCATCATTAGATTCAGTTGATTCTACTAATACTGATATTGAATTTATATTATATAAATTAATTACCTCTACTAAAAGAAGAATGAATGAATGTGTGGATGAATTAGTGGATGAATTAGTGGTTTCACCTGAAAAACAATATCTAAACTTGCTAAAATCCATTCTATCTAATGGTGAATTTAGACAAACACGTAATGATTTTACATGGTCCGATTTTGGTTCACAATTAGATTTTGATCTTAAAAATGGGTTCCCTCTATTAACATCTAAAAAAGTTCCACTTCGAATTATTTTTGAAGAATTGATGTTTTTTATTAGAGGTTATACCGATAATAAAATTCTAAAAGAAAAAAATATTCATATATGGGATGAAAATACTACTGAATCATTTATTAAATCTAATTCAAAAACATATGAAGATTCTGAAACATTATTGGAAATAGATGATATGGGACCTATGTATGGTTTCCAATGGAGATATTTCAATCAAAAATATGATAAAGTTTCAAATCCATTAACTTCTATATATTATAAATCTAAATCAAAATCAAATTTTAATGCTGATTTTAAACATGATCAATTACAAAAAGTTATTAATGAGCTAAAAACAGATCCATTTAGTAGACGAATAATTATGACAACATTTAATCCAGAACAAGTTTCAAATGGTGTATTATATCCATGTCATTCAATTGTTATTCAATTTTATGCAAAAACTGATCCAAATAATGCCAATAACCTTTTATTGAGTATCAAAATGTATCAACGTTCAGCGGATCTATTCTTGGGTCTACCGTTTAATATTGCATCAACAGCTCTTTTACTCTATTTGGTATGTGATCATCTGAATCAGTTAAATCAGTTGAATAAATCAAATGAAGAAACATCATATACTTATAAACCATCTAAAGTAATTTTAACTTTAGGAGATACACATATATATCAATCGCATTTGAATGCAGTTTTAACACAATTACAATCAAAAATCTACCCTTTCCCTAAATTGAATATTAAACATGAAGTAAATAATCCAATCAATTCAATAGAATTATACGAATGGTCAAATATTGAATTAATAGATTATAATGCGGATCGGATGATTAAGGCTAAGATGATTGCATAAAATTATAAATCAAGTACTATAACTAATGTCCAAACATTTGATAATCTTTATGCCAAGGTTTTCCACCATATCCACGATGTGATATCCTTAATTCATCAAAATCGTTTCTTTTATCACCATTTACAAATAGCTTACTAATAGAATCTGCTGCGTTGCCAATTTTTTGTATTATTTTATCAGCTATTGTAGCAGGTCCTTGATTAGTAATATCTTCAAACATATCATTGACATCCTTCGCTATAGGTATTGTACCTGATATTTTTTTTATTTCTTCACGACTAAATATACTAATATGTGGCTTCCAAGTCTCAACATCACCATAATGTTCTGCATTAATAGCGAATAATTCTTTTCCATCACTTGTTGAATAAATTATAAATAGTGCACTATCATTGGCCGTACCTCTCGTTTCTATTTTTGGATCAGATAGACCAAGTTTTTTTTCTATCTCTTTTATGACTGCTTGTCTGAAAACTTTAATAAATTCTTTTTTACTAGCATCAACTTTATAAACTCGAGCAAAATATTCCTTACCAGATCTTCCAAAAATCTCCCAAACTCCCTTCTTATCAGTATCATCCAGGGATACAAATTGAACTGAATATTTTCTAATAATACTTTTAAACAAACGTATAATTTTAATACAAAAATCTTCGTCATCAAATAAACTATGATATAGCTTATTATCATAATTAAATATTAAACTCAAAAAAGTCATATGCAAATTATCATGATTTGTTGTTATTCCTAAAGCTTCTCTTCTTTTTTGTACTCTATTTAATGTTTCACCTCCAAGTTTTGCAATTACATGAAAAAATCTATGTTTATCAAATGGCAAAGCACCACCCATCATAATCCTTTGCTTTAAATCTAAGTATTTTTGTTTATACCTAAAATATTTTGTTTCGTAATTCATTATTTATAATAATTTATAATAATATATGAGATAAAATATAAGTGATAAAAATGTTCATTCACTCATAAATTATCAAATATTAAATATTAAATGAAATCATTTATTTACTTTGTTTTTTTCTAAAAAAATCATTATTAAAGACTAATAGAATCTTGCAAAATTGTATATATAAAAAACCATATAATAAAATTGCATTTTTTTTATTATATTTGTTTACATAACAGATATAAATAATTATCAGCTATTATATTATAATCATGAATAATACAGTTAATTTAGACTTCTTTCAAAAGGAACTTCAAAATACAATAATAAATATGTGCGAAAAGAATAAGATAAATGATGAATTAGAAGTTTCTTTCGGTTCCACAAAAAAACCAATTAGTTTGAAAAAATTCCATAATTTATTAAAATATATCAAAAGTAGATCAAGTAGAGACAAATTAAAAAAAGAAGTATCTACTACTTTAGATATTTCATATCGTTATGATCAAAATTCAGCAAGTACATATCGTGTAACTATATCTGGAATAAAAAATATTAATGATTTTATTCAGATGAATGGATCATCAAAGAATCATCAAATTTTTTCAAAACAAGTTCGTAAATATATTGGCCAAGTTGATGAAAAAGTTGATGAAAAAGTTGATGAAAAAGTTGATGAAAAAGTTAATGATAAAATAATTCTAATCAATAAAATTAAATCCAAAAGTAAATTTATTGCATTAGATGAATATGATATGAGAATTAAATTGTCAGAAGAAAATGATAATATTGAACAATCTACTTTAAAAGATCTTCTTATATTAGATGAAATAGAAAGACACAATATCTCTTTTAGATATAAACAACGCGTTTCTCTTATTATTGAAAATAATTCAGATTATATTATTAGAATAGATTTGACAGATGTAAAAGGATCTAATAATATTAATAATTTAATAGATACAGTATCACAATATGAATTAGAGATAGATATAAGTTTTAAAAAGTCATTAAATGGTAAAAAAATAATTGAAGTATGTGATAAATTAGCTCAATCTATGTTAAAATTAGAACAGTTTATGCAGGAATCATACGATCTTGTTACAAAAACTGAAACTAATAATGTTATTAAAGCTCTTAATAAATTAGCATACGAAGATGAAAATGAAACTTATAAAGATTTACCTGCAATGCAATCTGCATCAGTAGAAATTCAACATATTTTAGATCACATACCTGGTAATTATACAGTTACAGATAAAGCAGATGGTGATAGATATTTTTTAATGATTTATGATAGTTCTGCAAATTCTGCAAATTCTGCAAATTCTGCAACTGCTACAAATTCTGCAAATTCTACAAATGTATATTTAATTAGTAGTAATTTAGATGTTAAAAAAATAAAAACAAATTCTGTATTGGATCAAAAAGCGTCATCATATAACTTAACAGTATTGGATGGTGAATATATATATGTACCAAAATCTGGAAAGTTTTTGTTTTTGACATTTGATATTTTATTTTTCCAAGGTAAAGATCTTCGTAATGAAGAGTCATTAAAAAATCGTTTATTATTATCAGTTAAGGTTTTAAAGGATGTATTTAATGTTGATATGACAATTGGATTTTATAATAAGGAATATAATCCTGAAAATATTAATAATTTTCACAAAAAAAATATTGAAAATCATTTAGGTCAATTAAATAATCATTTAGCCAGAGAACCTACTAATCCATCTGATAATCAAGTAGTTAATTGCAAATATTTTATTTTTCCAATGACAGTTGGGACACAATATGATATTTATACATTATCTACTTTAATGTATAATTCATATGTAAAAAACTCTTCATTAAAGTGTCCATATATTCTCGATGGTCTAATTTATACACCACTTATGCAAAAATATACACGAAATCAAAGAGATATTAAGTTTAAGATTCTTAAATGGAAACCAGAAAATAAAAACTCTATTGATTTTTATGTCCAATTTGAACGTAATCAAGATACAAAGAAAATTTTAACAGTTTATGATCGTACTGAATCAAAAGTCTTAGAAAATTACTTAGAGAAAAAAAATACAAAGGTTTCAGAAGTGGATTTTACAGATATATCCGAATATAGTGTTCAAAATTCAGTATATCAAATATTGAATTTATTTGTGGGTAGAATGAAAAATAATCAGGAAAATCCTATTCCTTTTCAGAAAGAAAATGATCTTCATCAGGCATTTTTACATCTAAGAGATGGATATCCTAGAGATTTAGAGGGAAATATTATTTTGGATTCAACTGTAGTTGAATTTGCATATAATGATTCAATTGATATTCCTGAAAAATTTAGATGGATACCATTAAGAACTCGTTTTGATAAAACTGAATCTGTTATGAGATATAAACGTAAATATGGTAATAATTTTGATATTGCTAATCGTGTATGGAATTCTATACAAAATCCTATATCTTTTAATGATATCCAACTATTGGGTGATTCTACTACTAATTCTGAACATGTTAAATTACTAAAATCTAAAATTAGTTCTGAAACTATTATGATGGCAAGACGTGATGATAAATATTATCAATTAGTAACAAATTTAGGTAAAAGTTTAAGAAATTTCCATAATTGGATTAAATCTAATATGATTTATACTTATTGTTCCAAAAAAACTCTTTTGGATTCAACTAAAATTACTATGGATGTTTTAGATATTGGTGTCGGTCGTGGCGGTGATCTTATGAAACTTTATCACGCAAAAGTTAAATCCGCTGTTGGTATTGATGTTAATGAAGCAGGTATTTTTTCAGGATCAGATGGTGCAATTAGTCGTTACAATGTAATGAAAAAGAAGATGCCTGGATTTCCACGAATGTCATTGATGGTTGCAGATGCTGGGCAAAAATTTGACTATATTAATCAATCCAAATTAGGAAAAATGAATGATCAAAATATCAAATTATTAAAACAGGTTTTTGGTGAAAATGAAAATTCATCTAAACATTATACTTTTGATGTTATCAATGCACAATTTATGGTACATTATCTTTTACAAAATGAAGATACTTGGAATAATTTCTGTTCTAATATCAATAAATATTTAAGATCAGATGGTTATCTATTAATTACAACATTAGATGGTAATATGGTTAATAATGCTTTCGGTACAAAAGGATCAATTTCATGTGACTATATTGACGAGGGACAACCCAGAAAATTATTTGATATTATCAGAAAATATAATAATAAATTAGATCTTTCTAAACTAAAAACCACCAAAGAAAATCTAGGATTAGCAATTGATGTTCATATTCCAATTTTTATGGATGAAGGAGTTTATCAAACAGAATATTTAGTTAATCCATCTTTTTTAATTAGAGAATTGAAAAAAAAATGCAATATGAGGTTAGTTGAATCCGAATCATTCCAAAACATCTATTATGTTTATGAAGACTTTTTTAAAAATACAGCTCATTATGAATCTAAATCAGAAACTAGAAAATTCTTTAATGATGTTAAACAATTTTATAATTTAAATGATGATATTACAAATAAATGGTTTCAATATTCTAAGTTAAATCGCTTATATATTTTCCAAAAAAAATAATTTATTTTATGACTTTGTTTGTTCTATAATTATTGGTTTTCGTGGTCTCACTACTGGCTTTTTTATCACCTTCCTTTTGCTTTGTGTTTCTGCTTTTGCTTTTGCTTTTGCTTCTACTTCTGCTTCTGCTTCTGCTTCTGCTTCTGCTTCTGCTTCTGCTTCTGCTTTTGCTTCTGCTTCTGCTTCTGCTTCTGCTTTTGCTTCTGCTTCTGCTTCTGCTTTTGCTTCTGCAAAATATTTCTTACATTTCCAAATTTGAAATGTTCCCGCAGAAATTCCTGATTTACATATTTTTAAATTTGAATTATCTTTAACTCTTTTGATTGCTTCCTTTAAATTTTTGCTTTTGGTCCCAGATATACTTCTTATTATACCCGATGCCAATGTTTCTCTAATATGATTCTTTCGTTTTCTTACTGAACTAGTACTATTATGTGAATCTATATTTTCTGAATTTTTATCATCATCGGTTTCATCATCAACTTCATCATCAATTTCAACTTCATCATCAATTTCAACTTCATCATCAATTTCAACTTCATCATCAAATTCAACATCATCTTCATCATCAAATTCAACATCATCTTCATCATCATCTGAAATTTCTTTATTATCATAAATTTCTAAGCTTTTTTCAATATTTGATGATTTATTTATAATTAAATCATTTAATTTAACTGTTAAAATTGTTTTATCTCGTTTTAATTGTTTTATTTTGTCTAATAAAATTTTATTTTGTTTTTTTAATTTTTCTTCAGATATTGATATGATTTTATTTAAATCAGATTTTATTGTTGGTTTATTTAAAGCAGATTTTGATAAGTTAAATATTTTATCTAGTGTTGTAATAATTTTATCGATTTTGTCATATTTTAAATTAATATTAATCGTAGAATCATTTTTTAATGATGGATTTATTGTTGCAATATTATGATTTTTCTTTTTTTGATCTACCTTTTGATCTACTTTTTGATCTACTTGCCCATCATCTTTTAACAAAGCCTCTGATGAAGCCTCTGATGAAGCCTCTGATGAAACCTCTGATGAAACCTCTGATGAAGCCTCTGATGAAACTTCCGATTGAGTTTGCTTCAAATCCTCTGATGGAATTAGCTTCAAATCATCTGATGATTTTGGTTTTGATTTATCATCAAAATCGTCAGAATCATCAGAATCATCAGAATCGTCAGAATCATCAGAATCGTCAGAATCATCAGAATCGTCAGAATCATCTGAATCATCTGAATCATCTGAATCATCTGATTCTAATGTAGTTAAAAATCCTTTACCTTCATGTTTAAGCTTTTGTAGTGATTGTTGTAGAGACTTTTCATCAAAGTTAACTTTAATCTCAGGAGATGTACAAATATTAGATGTTTCAAAATCAGTCAGATTATTTGAATTACTTTCAGAATCAAATGATATTTCTATTTGATTTAGTTGATTGAGTTGCTCTTGATTGAGTTGTTTTTCTTGATTGAGTTGTTTTTCTTGATTGAGTTGATTGAGTTGATTGAGTTGATTTTCTTGATTGAGTTGTTTTTCTTGATTGAGTTGATTTTCTTGATTGAGTTGATTGAGTTGATTGAGTTGATTGAGTTGATTGAGTTGATTGAGTTGATTGAGTTGTTTGAATTGATTGAGTTGTTTGAATTGATTGAGTTGTTTGAATTGTTTGGATTTTTTATTTCGATTGGATTGATTATTTTTTATTAAATCATTAGATTGATATGATATTTCTGAGTTCTTAGTGTATATTGCATTTATAGGAAAATTTATAGACGATGCTTTATCATCATCTGTAGTTGAATTTAATGCTTCAGCTATTTTTAAATAGTGTAATGGATTAGTCATTATTTATAATTTATATTATTCTATTAGAAATTATAATTAGTGAAATTATAAATAGTAAAATTATAATTTATTTTTTTTGTGGTTTTTTGTATTTTTTATATTTTTTTTATTTTTTTTATTTTTTGATTCAGTCTTTGAATGAAACATTTCATCGTCATCAGAATTAATCTCAATATAATTTACATTATCAAAATCATTATTATCATAATTATCAGGACACTGATCTTTATTAGAGTCCAATGCAAACATTAGCTTTTGATAAAATGAACTAATTAGTTGATCTTCATTAGTTTCCTTCATTTGAATTACATATTCGGCGATTTTAATTAAATCTGTTTTTTTTAACTTATAACTCATTATATAATATTTTGAATGTATTAAAATATTTACTATGGTTATAAATTGTATTCCATAATAAAGATTTTAATTAAATCTTTATTACACATCTAAAATATAATCATAAAAAATTATTTATTATAAGTATTTATCAAAATCATAAATCAAAATCATAAATCAAAATATAAGTTAAATCTTAAATAATATCACATAATTCTAATCTAGTTTTAATCTTAAACAATGTATTAAAAGTATAGAAGACAAAAGCATAATTAAAAGCTGTTTCTTTAATGTATTTATATCTATCTGTATTACCAAAATGTCCTTGGTCCATTTCTGTTTTTAAAATTTTGATACCAGAATTTGGATCTTGATCATATTCTCTTAATTTTGCGATAAATTTTGCCGGTTCCCAATATTGAACCCTAGGATCATTTAAACCGCCCAGAGCTAAGATATTAGGATACGATGTATTTTCTTTAATATTATCATATGGAGAATATTGTTTCATATAATCATAATAAATTTTTTCATTTGGATTTCCCCATTCTTCCCATTCTGGTGTTGTTAATGGTATCGTTGGATCACAAATCGTATTTAATACATCCACAAATGGTACTCCTGCTATTACTGTCTTGAATAATTTCGGTCTCATTGTTAGTGCTGCACCAACTAATAATCCACCAGCAGATCTACCTTCGATTACAATGTTTCCAGCAGAGGTATAAAATGTTGATATTAGATGTTCTGCACATGAAATAAAATCTTTAAATGTATTCATCTTGTTTAACATTTTACCATCTTCATACCATTCTGTTCCTAAAAATGATCCTCCTCTTACATGAGCAATTGCATAGACAAATCCTCTATCCAATAGCGGTAAGATTGAACTTTTAAATGTTGGCTCAATTGTTATACCATATGATCCATAACCATAAAGGTACAAAGGATTAGAACCATCGCGTTTAAACTTATCTTCTCTATAGATTAAACTGATTGGTACTTTTTTTCTATCATGAGAATCTGCATAAAGTCTTTCAGTATGATATAGATTTTGATCATAATTTGGAACTTTTCTAGTTCTCAAAATTGTTTGTGTTTTAGTAAGTAGATTATATTTTGTCATTGTCGATGGTCTTTTTAAATCTTGGTATGTTATAATAATATCATGTGTATCATAAATATCCAAATCAACCAAATTAATTGATTCTATATTATCAATCAATATATCATATGAATTTAATAG